CGACAATCCACCGTGCACTTGCCTTGCGACACATGGAACTACCTGTGGGAGATTTTATCACTGATGCACTCTCCACTGAAGTTCCAGACATGGCACGGGAGTTACTCCTATCAAACGTCAAAGACGAGGAAAACCACGACGTGGCTCTTGGTTACATCGCCAATGCTTACGGGGTGGATGAAAAGGCTGAAGCCGAAGCGTTACGGTTACGCGATGCATGGGTCTCGCATCCTGATCACACGATTACGAAAGCAATGGTTGCCGAACGTGCAATTTTCTTCGTTCTTCTACCATTCTTCCGCGCTAATGGTGACGCTGGAATGCGAACAGTAAGCGCAGATATTAGTCGTGATGAACAAATTCATGTAGCAACTAATAGTATTGTATGTAAAGAACTAGGTCTAGATGTTTCACCAAGTCTTGATAAACTGCGTAAAGCAACTATTAACTGGGTAATGCAACCACTAGGTATTAATACTACCTATAAAAATTTGGATAAAAAATTTTGGCTGCAATCTAGCGATAATTTAATGTATCAGGGCAAAGCTCCTGAACTATCCTTCACGAAGGCTGCAAGAATGCCTTCTTTCTTTGAGCATAGTAATGTCAATCTCCCCCAGTATGCTTGAGACCGTGGGTATGCAAGCCCGTGGTTTAACAAATCAACTAGAAGAAATCTTTCCACCCATTAACCCTACACCCGAAGATAAAATGGAAAAGATTATGTACCAAGCCGGTCAACGCAGTGTCGTTGAGTGGATTATCCAATACATGGAGGAAAATTAATGGCTAAAGGAACTAAGCGAAATAAAGAAAGGGCTGCAGCACAAGCAAATAAAGCGCGACGTGTAGCTAAGCGTATTGCTGCTCCAGCTCCTAAACCAGCTGCACCTAAACCAAAGGCTTCTAGACCTGCACCTAAACCAAAGGCTTCTAGACCTGCACCTAAACCAAAGGCTTCTAGTGCTACTTCTAAAACAAAATCGATGTCTAAGGAAGACAGAAGAGCATTTATTTCTAAGATCTCTAGTGATCGTAAGATTAGTAAGGAGGAAGGACAAAAAGCTGCAAGAAAAGGTATCAGTCTTCAAAAAATTGAGAACCGAAACATTGGTGATTATCGTCAGGCTAGTAGAGACTATCAAACAAGTGGACGGCCTGGATCATATAAAGCTCCATCAGGAAAACCTACATATGAACCACTGAAGATTAAACGTGGTGCAATCCAGGCTCAGGCACCTAAATCTAAGAGTGAACCAACTAAAGATAGATCAGCTGGAATTGCAAGGCGGGAAAAGTTAGCTCAACAGGAGAAAAAGAGAAAGAGGAATAAAAAAGCTACAGCTATAACAGATCCTGTTGTTCCTGAAAGCCCTACTCCAGAAACCTTCGAGCCGGATACACCTGATTTTGAAGGTATGTTGGCTGAGCGAGATGCAAGATATCAAGACGAACTTGCTGCAGCTCGTGAAGCGAATGAAGCTGCAATGGAAGAGTATCGCCGTCAAGCTGAAGAGCAAAGGAGACAGTTTGAACTAGCTCAACGTACTCAAATTGGTAACGAAGCTAGGGCTGGTCAACAAGCTAGCTATCAACTTGGTGGTGAAGCAGGTATGAAAAGAGGTGGTACCTTTGGTTTTAGGCGTAGGAAACGTCGCTTAATGCGTGGTATTGGCTCTACTTTAGCAGCAGCCACTGGTGGAATGTTAAATGTGTAAAATCTAATGACAGCTAAAACAAGATATGACAGATTGTCTTCGGACCGTTCACAGTTTCTAAACACTGCTAGACAAGCAGCAGATCTAACTCTTCCTTATCTCATCCGTGATGATGAGGTTTATACTAAAGGTGCAGTTAAACTCACAACCCCGTGGCAATCACAGGGAGCTAAAGGTGTGGTGACTCTTGCAAGTAAACTAATGCTTGCATTGTTACCTCCACAAACTAGCTTCTTTAAGCTACAGGTTAATGATGTTAACTTACCTGAAGAACTAGGACCAGAGATTAGATCTGAACTAGACTTGTCGTTTGCTAAGATCGAACGCACTATCATGGAATCCATTGCGGCTTCTAGTGATCGTGTTGTCGTTCATCAAGCACTAAAGCATCTGGTAGTAGCTGGTAATGCTCTTGTCTTTATGGGTAAGGATGGACTCAAGCTCTATCCATTGAACCGATATGTAATAGACAGAGATGGTAACGGTAATGTTATTGAAATTGTAACAAAGGAAACAATCTCGAAAAAATTACTGAAAAAATTTAATCCAGATTACAGAGAACCACAACCCAATTCACCTTCTGACAATACAACACGTCACGATGATGAATGTGATATTTATACACACGTTGTTTTAGATAACAATCGTTGGATGTGGCATCAGGAAGTAGACGATAAGATCCTTCCTAAGTCAATGAGTAAATCTCCTGTTGACTCTAACCCCTGGCTTGTGCTACGCTTCAACCACGTAGACGGCGAAGTCTACGGACGTGGTAGGGTAGAAGAGTTCCTTGGTGATCTAAAGTCACTTGAAGCTCTGTCACAAGCACTGGTTGAAGGCAGCGCCGCAGCTGCTAAGATTGTATTCACTGTCAGTCCAAGCTCCTCCACCAAACCATCGACGCTTGCTAAGGCAGGCAACGGTGCTATCATCCAGGGACGACCTGATGACATTGGTGTAGTACAGGTTGGAAAGACAGCTGACTTCCAGACTGCCTATCAAATGGTAGGTACATTATCACAACGTCTTAGTGAAGCATTCCTTATTCTTAATGTTCGTCAGTCTGAAAGGACTACAGCAGAAGAAGTAAGGATGACACAGATGGAACTAGAGCAACAACTTGGTGGACTATTTAGTCTACTTACTGTTGAGTTCTTAGTACCTTATCTAAATCGTAAACTAAACGTTGCACAGAAAACTGGAGAGATCCCACGCTTACCTAAAGGTGGTATTGTTAAACCAACTATTGTTGCTGGTATCAATGCACTGGGTCGTGGTCAGGATCGTGAAAGTCTCGGTCAATTCCTACAAGTTATTGCTCAGACAATGGGTCCAGAAGCTATTCAACAGTTTATTAATCCAGAAGAAGTTGTCAAACGTTTGGCTGCTGCATCTGGTATCGACGTACTCAACCTTGTGAAGAGTATGGACGAACTGCAAGCTGAACAACAGCAAGCAATGCAACAAGAGCAAGCTATGACTGCTCAACAACAAGCACCACAGATGGCAGCTGTTGAACAAAGGCGTGAGCAAGCAGAGATGCAAGCCATGCAACAACAAGAACAACAACCACCACAAATTTAATGAGCGAAACACTAACTTCAACTGATGCACCAGCTGATCAGCCAGAACTAAATGCTGATGAGCAAGAGTCTCTAGCTATTGCTGAGGCTAATGAAGGGGAACAACAGCAGTTGCTAGCAGGTAAGTTTGATAGTCCACAATCTCTTGAACAAGCTTACCTAGAACTACAAAAGAAACTTGGTGAGTCACGTGAGGAAGAACCTGACGACGATGATGAGCCAGGAGAAGAATCTGATGAAGAGTATGATGACTCTGATGAAGATGATTCAGATGAACCTGAAGGTCAACTGACTGAGGAACAAGCAGATCAACTACACGAAATGGTTGGTGGTGAAAAAGCTTACCAATCTATGCTAGAATGGGCAGCTCAAAACTTCTCACAAGAAGAGATTGACATGTATGATTCTGTAATGGAAAATGGTAATGCCAATTCTATTTACTTTGCTGTTCAAGCATTGGCTAACACGTACTTTGATAATGTTGGTTCCGAAGGTGAGCTTCTTACAGGTCGTGGATCAGCAGAGTCTAATGCTATCTTCCGTAGTCAATCAGAACTTGTACAAGCAATGAATGATCCACGTTATGATAACGATCCTGCTTATCGCTCGGACGTTATGACTAAACTTGAAAACTCTGACCTTGGTTTCTAATGATTGACTGCCCCCAATGTACTGTACAAGAGCAGTACGTTCTAGAACAACTACAGACTTCTGCGGGTGTAACAGATCGAACTGCACTTGCTGTTATTATGGGTAACATCTATCAGGAGTCTACATTTAAATCAAGCGTCTGTGAAGGCGGAGCAATTGTACCATACGATAGGTGTCTCAACCGTGGTTATGGTTTAATTCAATGGACATCTAAACATAGATACGAAGGGTTAGGTACTTTCTGTGCTGAACGGAAAGCTGATCCTAGTTCTTTAGAATGTCAAACATCTTACATGATACATGAGCTAAGATTTAGGGATGACCTTAGCTCATTTCTGACTAATCATCAGACAGTCCCTTACTATATGAATGCTGCATACTACTGGTTAGGCTGGGGTATTCATGGTAATCGAACACAACATACTTATTCTTTTTTAAATAAACTACAATGAAAATTCTTGCTATCCTCCCTGCAGCCCTGTTCGCTGCTGCCCCTGTACTTGCAGGTCCCTACGCCAACGTAGAAACCAACTCAGGTTTTGTTGGCTCTGATTATACTGGCTCAGTGACAGATGTACACGTTGGTTACGAAGGTACTAACTGGTATGTCCAAGGTGGTCCAGCACTGTTGGCACCCGATGGTGAAGATGGTGATGTAGAACTCTCTGGTAAAGCAGGTGGTTCTTATGGAATCAACGAAGCACTTTCTGTATACGGTGAGTTCTCTTTCCTCACTGGTGATACGAATGGTTATGGAACAAAGGCAGGTTTGAAGTACAACTTCTAATGAACGATACACAAATCTGGCCGACTGAACCTCAAATGTACATGGAAGAAGTAACTGTGACACACAACGAAAAAGCTGAAATGCTGAACGGTCGCCTCGCAATGCTAGGTGTCATCGCAGCACTGGGTGCTTATGCACTGACTGGTCAAATTATCCCTGGAGTCTGGTAATGCCACAAGGTAAAGGAACGTACGGTACAAAGAAAGGTCGTCCACCTAAAAAGAAAATGTGTAAGTAATGGCTAAGAATGTCAGTCTAAAGATCGGCAAGCACAAGTCCCGTTCAGGTGGACTGACAAAAGCTGGTCGTGAAAAATACAATAGAGCAACAGGTTCCAATTTAAAAGCACCACAACCTGGCGGAGGGAAACGTAAAAAGTCTTTCTGTGCTAGGATGGGTGGTGTTAAAGGACCAATGAAAAAACCTAACGGCAAGCCAACCCGTAAAGCGTTGGCACTACGCAAATGGAAATGTTAAATGGCTAAACCTGGACTATACGCAAACATCCACGCCAAGCGCAAACGCATTGCTGCAGGTAGTGGAGAGAAGATGAGGAAACCTGGCGCAGCTGGTGCTCCCACTGCTGCTAACTTCAAACGTGCAGGTAAAACTGCTAAGAAAAAATAGCTAAATAGAATAAGGGAGGTGCAATTCCTCCCCTAGCTCTAGACAGCCAAGTCTTTAAACTGGTCTTACTTAATTTTACTTACCCAACCATGAACTATTAATTAAATGATCGCTGTACTTTCAAGACCACAAAAACTAAATAACTGGGAACTCTTTTGTAACTGGGTTACCTCTACTAACAACCGTTTGTATGTCGGTTGGTTTGGAATCCTTATGATTCCTACGCTGC